GGTAATAAATTTACATTATACATTCCAGACTTCCATTGTAATAGTGGTGTTGGTGGTAACATCAATAATGGTGGAACATACACTATCTACTCTGACGTAGGTGCAACAAACAACATTGGTTCTATCGTAGTTGATAGTTCTGGTGGTGTTCAAGAAAAGACACACACAACTGGTGAGATCTATTCACTTGTAACTGGAACGATAGCATTTGTTGGTAGCAATACTAACGCAAACATTTATGTCTTCGGTCCTAATCCTGGCACAAAATGGACTGTATCATCATCTAATAAGATTTCTGGTGGATCAGTAAGTATTTTTGGATTACGAGATGATGCAAACGGTGCTAAGTTACAGATTGGTAAAGCATCAGTATCTACTACACCAACAATAGACTTTAGATCATCTGGTCAGGCACCAAACTATGATGTTCAAATGATCGTCTCTGGTGGTAATTCCACTAACGGTAATGGAACAATTAGATTCAATGCTGCAGACTTTACCTTTAACGGTAACACCGTGTGGCATAGTGGTAACGATGGTTCAACATCTCAGCTAGACGCTCATTACTTAGATGGTTATGTTCAGAACACTAGTGCAGTTGCTAATACAATCGCACGTAGAGATGGATCAGGACACCTAACAGTTAATGACTTGTATGGTGATCAAGGTATATTCTCTAACAACGGTGCAGGAACATTAAGTCTTGCAGACAGTAATGGTATTACATTTGGTAAGGTAGCAACTAACACTGCTACTTTGAGAGGTAAGCAAAATTCTGCTGTTGGTTTCATACGTTTTGGAACTGATAGTAATTCCTTTGGTTGGAATGGCACACATCTATCATACAACAACGTATACTTCCGTAACGGACGTATAGGTATAGGCACTGATAATCCTGCAGTATCATTAGACACCACTGGTGATGGTGTATTTGGTACTACTAGCGGTGGTAACAGATATGTAAGAGTTCTTAGTTCTTCTTCTAATCAATCTGGTTTTGAAGCTTATGGTGGAGGACAAGGTACAGGTTACTTATACGTTGGACAATCACTCGCATATGGTGGAGGTATCGCATACAACGGTGACAACTCACCTGGTGCATTTGACTCTGAGCAAGGTGATGACATCACATTCTACAGAAGAAATAACAACACTGATATAAGAGTTGCTAAGTATCGCTATGACAATTCTACATTCCACTTCTTTGGACAGATAAGATCAAGAGTTGCACAAGGAACTGCACCATTCCAAGTTGATTCTACTACTGTTGTTACTAACCTTAACGCAGATTTACTTGATGGTTATACTGCATTAAGTCTTCCATACTTACAAGGAAGAGTTAACGTATGGATTAGTGATGATGGTGGTCAAGAGAGATTCTACTTTGCTAATAACGCTGCTACTTACTTTAGAACTGGAACTGATTATTACTTTAGAAACAATGGTAACTCTGGTATAGGTTCACTTAATGACAATGGTTGTTGGACATTCTACAGCGGTAGCGATAGAGTACAATCAACATATGGTTTACAAGTTGAACAGTTAAATGGTATTAACTTAGCAGCAACTGAAGGTCTATCATCTGGTCAGAAATCCACAGTGTTAAGAGCTAGTGGAGACAAACAATGGATAGATAGTTATGGAGTATTCAAGAGAAATAGAAACACTGTTAGTGAAAACATTACTGTTGCTAACGGAGATAACTGTATGACCGCAGGTCCTATAGGGATAAATAATAGCACTACCGTTACGATTGCAAACGGTGGATCATGGAGTGTAGTATAGACTATGGCATCAAGAATTAAAGTTGATGAAGTTACCAATTTAGCACAGTCGGGGTCAGTATCGTTCCCGACTGGTGGTGCTACGTTTCAAGGTAATGTTGATGTTACTGGTAATATAGATTTCAGTGGAGAGCTTTTCCAGAACGGACAACCCTTCGTCACCCTTCCAGAGCAAACAGCAGACAACTTAGGTGCACCACTTAGATCAGGTGGAACATCAGGAACAGCATATTGGGATACTAGTGGAGAGGGATCACAGGTAGGTGGTTCTCAGGCAAAATATAAAGCAGGATTTAATATAACCAGAGGATTTAGTTGTTGTGGATATCGTGGAGCACAGTCATGGAGAAACGTTAATAGACTTGTTCATTCTACATTTACACAGTCAAACTTAGGTGACCTCTCTAACTGGTCAGGTGCATACATTGACGGTAAACCAAGCACAACAATGAATGCTTATGTATTTGCAACAGGTAACTCTTGGGACGCTACAACCAATCAGGTTTCTAAGATTAATATGAATACAGAGTCCAATGCGGGTGCTGCTACAAGCATGTCATCTAGTAGAAACAGGGCATCTGCGATGGGTAGAGATTTCCTCTACGCATACGTTCATGGTGGTGGAAGTAATAGTAGTAACACAGTAAAATATAATCTATCAACAGAGTCAAGTAATAACTCCACATCACATCCTAACGGATCGCAAAACAACCCTGCATGTGGACAAGGTGCAACAGTAGGATGGATTAGACAGGGTGGTGCACAAGCATACGACTTTGCTACAGAAGTTTATCGTAGTTGGACTGATTCACCAGGCACTGACGGTTCTAACAAAACACTGTCAAGTAGAAATGGATTCTCTTACTGGAACACTTGTGGAGGATACAGAACTAGTTGTGACTGGCATTTGAGAGACTCCTATACTGGTGGTCGTATGGCAAGTGTTAGTAAGCAAGGCATAACTACTGGTGAGGAATCAATGCACACTGGAAACGAGTATGGATTTATTTGTGGACAGTATGATGGTAACCAGAACAACAATGGTTATCTCTTTACTTATGCAAGTCATACCTTCCAAAGAGATAGTCGTATGGATAGGTCTGGTATTAGTGGATCTGCATCCGCAGCGGGTGTCGAATTTGGTACACTAATGTATGGATACACAGGAATGTAATTATGTCTGAGCAGATTAATTTAGATACAGCTGTCCTCGACGTATTGGACGGATCACAAAAACGAAAGTATTTTATAGCAAGGCATTGCCCTGCATTAGATCAGATTGGTATCGGCAATGATTTGGAATTATTGTGGAATATGTATGGTGTTACTGTGTTCTCTATTAAAGAGGAAATGGTAAGAGAGGTTTACAGATTAACTAAATCCTTTGAAGAAATTACTGAAGATGTAGGTAGGTGGGGTGTAAAACACTTTGGTGAAATTCGTGCTGAGGTTAAAGTTACAGACGAAGACCCTCTAGCAACTAGTGAAGAGTATAAGATATCACAGTCAGGACCTAAAACAAAAATTGAATTACCACAAGAAAGAATTGATGCAGCAATTACATTTATGAAAGTGTCTGCAAAATTGATTATTGAGGATGAGTATGATAGAAAATTCTTATCACTCAAAGCAGAAGATTCTAAACTAGAACAGTATTTTTGGGATGCACAAGTAACAGAAGCAAACAATTTATCAGGTTCTACACCCATACTAAATAGTATTGCCACCACTAAAGGATTGGAAGTTTCTAAGGTAGCAGAATCTGTTCTTGCAGGGAAAAAATCTTTTGATGAAAAAGCACTAGCATTGTATAATGCAATGATAGCACTCAAGAAAAAATTTACAGATTGCACTACTATAAGAGAACTTAACGTTCTTTGGGAAGACTACTTAGGTGTTCCTATGCCACAACAACAGGCAATCGAACTAGGAAATACCGAAGAGTACGATGGTTGGACACCATTACCTATAAAATCTGGTTTGCAATTCTAAACTATGGACATATCATCTGATGCCTTGGAAGCCTTCGTAGAAGGTAACATGGATTTTGGGATGACGCATGAACAAATTAAGAACTTTGTTGTCAACTCCCACGTAACTAATAAAAGAAAACTTCGTCAAGTTTTAGTTGAAGTATCTACAAGAAATCACGAAAGAAAGAAACTTCGCTTAGATATAGAAAGAAAACAAGTAAAAATAGATGAACTAACTGCAAGGTTAGAAACTGTAGATGATCCTTATGAAAGAAGGTTTATCGAAATTGACATCGAAGAATACAAACTTGACATGGGTAGGTTTAGAATAACCTTACACCAAGCAGATAATGAATTGCAAGCATTTATGGATTGGATTCATAAGAACTATGGTGAAATGGACGAAGTGGTACAAGATGCTGAGTATAACGAAGATGAAGAGAGAAAGTATTGGATTGCTCGTATGGGTAAACAAGCAGCAGTTGATGTATATGCTACAGGTAGAATAGGCATTGGTAACTTGGATTCGATAGCAATGATGCGAGAAGAGGATCAATATGCTACACTAAATATAGCAATGCAGTATGCGGGTCTACTGAACGCGGGTATTGCAAAAATCCAAAACGAGATTAAACCACAGATAGATAAGATGATGGTAGATGGTTCTGCACCACGTATCCCAACCTTTGATAATGTGGAAGATAATCTTGATCTTAAATTATTTGAATCATTGAATGGTCATGCAGGAATCAAAATCAAAAGTCTTCAGCCTACCGATCAACCCGAAACTGAGTGAAGAGTTTGTAGTTAATACATTCCTACCATTCTTAAAAGAGTATCGAGATTATATACTAGATCTATATTTTACATGTCGTATCCCTCCGTTTGAACAAGACGCTATGGGGGATACTTTCTTGTCTCCAGATGCGTTAATAGAATCAGCATGTTATATTTCAAATCAATCTGATATACCACTATCAGCAACCTTTAATAATATATGGGTAAGACCAGATCAAAAGAATCTAGACTTGTGGATAAAAGAGTTTGCTCCTATCTACAATTCTGGAGTCAGAGTTGTAACATTACCACACACCACATGGGTATCATCTGGACAGATACAAGCAGCGTTTCCAGAGTTATTCATTAAAAATACTATACTCAGAGAAGTTACAAAACCAAGTGAGATAGTACAATTAGCAGAGGCAGGGTTCAATTATATTAATCTAGATCGTGATCTTATGAGAGATCGTGAACAACTACTACGCATACAAAAAGCAAAAGATTACTGTGCTTTCTTAGGCAAACCAGTAATGCTTTCAATGCTTGTTAATGAAACATGTTGGGGTGGTTGCCCTATCATGCCAGAGCATTATCAATATAACAGCACTAGAACACAGAATGATCCTATATTCTTTGCTAGTCCTATAAGTCGTGTGTCTTGTTCTACTTGGGATGTACAACATCCAGAAGCAGATCTTAAACAAGCAAACCTACCTCCATGGAGAGATGACTGGGTAGAGATGCTTGATCTTGGTATTGATACATTCAAACTACATGGTAGAGAAAGTATGATGAGGTTGCAAGAGAGTATGGATCTCATTGCAAGGTGGGCAAAGGGAGAAGAGTTTATGTTTCCTGAGTATCAAAAATATCAAGATCAATTAAAAATGAAAGACTCACCATTCAAAAAATGGAGAGAAAAAATTAAGACATGTAAGTTTGACTGTTGGGATTGTAACTACTGTGAGAAAGTTGTAGAAGCACACATGAAAAAATCAGACTTAATTGTGCACCCACAGGTAGAAACCTGTATAGAAGCATTTACAAACTCTGGTAAGTATCTCTCTAACCACAGGACATATGATCCTAATGACCCTAGTTCTTATTACAATGTAGAGGGATTAACATCACCTAGAGTTAGACACTTCTTAAACAATATATGTTCTCATG